AAGACCGGGCACCATGCCGGGTGTTGCATTTGCGTCCGAGGCAACCAATGATGACAAGCGAGCCGCACTCCTCATAGGATGGGCGGCGGTCAACGCTTGGGGATGGATTTAGATGGCAGAGAAGAAGACGGCACCAAAGCGCAAAGCAGCACCAAAGCCAAAGGCACCACCGAAACCAAAGGACCCAGTGGTTGTTTCCATCAAGGCGTCACAGCTAACCGATAAAGAACTGCGCTTCCTTACAAAGGCAGTCGTTGAGTTTCGCGGCAAGTACGGCATTGAGGACCTTGAGTCCATGGCTGTTCTATGCTTGAAGAAATATATTGATACCCAAAAGGCTGGTGGTGTGAAATGGGCAGTTCCTCAATTAAAACTGTTAGCCCGAAAGTTGTAGTCCCTGCGTTCCCTAAAGAGGTTGTCGAGGGCCTTTTGGCTGACGCCTTAACCCAAGTCAAGGTGTCGCTAGACTCGATTAATGACAGCCTCGGCCTAGAGAGCTTCAGTAAGATATTTGTATTTGAGGCGAAGACTTGTGCGAACATCGCTGAGCATGTCGGCCACTTCCTCGGTGAGGTAAAGGACGCAAACCTCTCGCCGAAACACCGGGCAACTAGACAGGTGTTCAGTAAGTACAGGGACAACCTTTCTGAATACGACTTCGATCGTGACCTGACTAACGAAGAGATGGCATCCTTTGCTAGGGAAACAATTAGTTTCTTAGGCTCTGCGCATCACTGTTTGTCAGAGGCATCCACAAGACAGAAGCGACATTACTGGAAGAAGAGGTACGTTGATGGCCCTCGTTTCGCCCCGGAAATCTAAAATGGCTGAGATATTGAAGGCGCTCAAGCGTGGCCACTCACAGGCCACAGCGGCGTCCTTCGGTGGTGTGACTGTACGCACTATGCGTAAGTGGCTCCAGAAAGGCAGAGCTGACGACGCAACGCCTGAGATGAAGCAGTTCGCCGATGAGTTCGAAAAGTCTCAAGGCAAGGCGGAAGGTCGTTTTGCTGAGATCGTGATGCACGAGGCCATCGAGAACAGCAACTGGAAAGCGGCCATGTTCATCCTCCAGAAGCGCTACGGCTGGACAGAGAGGGTCAAGTTGGACGCTGAGATCGAGCGGAAGGTAAAGGTTCTCGGCATGGAGCGCACCCGCGCTGACATCGAATACACCAAGGCACGGACCAAGCGAATCGAAGAGGAGGGCGACTCGGCGATGCTAGAGAAGCTCGTGGATGTGCTCAACGACTCTTCACCGAAAGCAAAGCCTAGTGACGACGCGGTCCACTAAGGGTGACATTGAGAAGGAGATTCGGAGGTGCGCCTCTGACTTTCTCTACTTCTGCCGCTATCTAAAGATCGTAAACAAAAAGGCTCAGCTCATATCATTCAGGCCGAATGAAGCGCAGAATCAGCTCATCGATGCGATCAAGCTTAACCCCTGGGTCTTTGACCTCAAGGCTCGTCAGCTAGGCGGCACAACCGGCATCGCGGCGTATGCTTTCTGGCACGCACTGCTAAGGCCTAACTTCAGGGTTGGTGTTTTGGCCCAGAGCCGTGAGGCTGCTGAGGCCATCTTTGAGATTTACAAACGCTTCTATGCAAACCTTCCTGACTTTCTAAGGTTCCCCACCACCAAGTCTAACGTCAGGGAACTTCTCTTCTTTCATGGCGGAATGGTTAGGGTCTTCACGGCAAACACACAATCGGCTCGCGGCACAACGTATAACTTCCTCCACTGTTCCGAGTTCAGCTTCTACAAAGATGTGGCCAAGACCATCGAGTCTGCGTTCCAAACGGCCACCCCTGATGCTATTGTTGTCATGGAGACAACGGCCAATGGACTCAATCATGCTTACGATCTTTGGAAAGGTGAGAACGGATATAGCAAAGTCTTTCTCCCGTGGACCGTTGCCGAGGAGTACACGCTCTCGAAACCGCCTACGGACATCAAGAGGAATATACCCAAGAAATGGAAAGACTACGCGGCGGAGCACAAGCTTACCAAGCCCCAGCTTTGGTGGGCCTATCACACGTATCGCACGAAGTGTGGTAGCTCTTGGAACACGTTTCACCAAGAGTACCCGGTCACAGCGGACCTTGCCTTTATCACGTCGGGCGAGCGGTTTTTCGATATCATCTTCCCGCATGCACAAGCCAGCGCTGGTTATAAACGCTACAGCCCACCACAAAAGTTTCGGTGTTACACCATGGGCGTGGACACAGCGAGCGGCTCTCCGTCTGGCGACTACTCTGCGTTCTGTGTTCTTGACGTTACGGACAAGAAGAAGCCCAAGTGCGTCAGCACCTTCTACGCAAAGCTACCACCCAACGAGTTCTCCGTCCGGGTCCTCAAAGAACTGAGAGAGTACGATGCCCTCTGCGTGGCAGAGTCTAACTCCTATGGGCTAAGCGTTATCGAGTACTTGGTGGGCCAAGGGTACGCAAACCACTACAGGCGAACCAAGTTCGACAAGGTCGTCAACAGGTGGAGGGAAGACATAGGTTTCGCAACCTCCGTGTCTACTCGTCCTGTGCTTATCAACAGACTCAGGAAGTTCATTGGTGATCAGTCTTTGGTTATTAACGATGAGCGAATGAAGTTTGAAATGAACACGTTCATCTACAACTCCAAAGGTAAAGCCACGGCAGACTCCGGCAAGCACGATGATATGATCTTCGCATGGGGCTTAGCCCTTGCAGGCCTTGAACAGGTTGAGGCTTTGGCCGAAGAAAAGGCTGCCAAAAAGCCGCAAGGGATTAGGGAAATCTTAGAGTATGAGATGACCACTGGTCGTTTGTACAGCAACACTTGGGGTAGGGATGATAGCCAAACACTTGATTTCTTATCTGAAATAGACGAAACAATACGTAAGTATTCACCTCGCCACGGTCCTGGCGTTAAATAGGAGTTAGGTTATGGGTTTCTTATCGGATGAACAGTACGAGCAAATCTCAGAAAGATTGCAAAGTGATCAGCCGCAGGAGCCCCCGTCTGAACCAGTTCCAGACGTAAACGTAGAAGTGGCAGCCTCTTCTGAGGTTGAAGAGAAGCCCGAGGAGCAGGCTCAGCCAGAAGCTGAGCAGGCGACAGAGGCGACAGCTAGTGAGGGTGCAGCCAAGGCTGAGGCATCGGATGACGGTATGTCCGATGATGATGCTACGGTTCCGGGCCACCGCGTCCCGTACAAGCGGTTCCAAAGTGTCGTCAAAGCACGCAATGAATATCGTGAAGAGAACGACTCGCTACGCAGCTCGATTGAGCAGCAGAAGCAACAGATGGAGGAGCTTCGTCAGCAGATGATGACCCTCCGCACTCCGCCCCCACAAGCTGAGAGCCAAGAGCAGGAGTACTCAGACTCTGACCTTGACGAACTGTTGTCGGAAGACAATGACTTTCCTGATCACATCCGAATGGAACTTCAGGCGCTTCAAGACAGAATCTATCAGCAAGAGCAGAACTATGAGATGCAAGCGCTGGAGTCAGAGATTTCAGCAGCCTCTCAGGAGTACTCAAGTTTGGACGCACAAGAGCTGCGTCAGGTTCTACTTCATGCCGTAGCCCGTGACCCTTCGATCGACGTGATGAAGACGGCGGAGCAATATAACACATGGAAGTCCAGCATTGAGGAGTCAGCCATTGCTAAATACTTGGAAAGCAATCCAGGCGCATCTGTGGCCGAAGCTCAAGAGCAGACATCCAAGGGTACACCTCCTCGACCAAAGTCAGCAGGGAGTGGCTCAGCAAGTATTGCAAAGGCTAAGCAGCGCGGCGGTTACAAGACTTTGCGGGAGGGCTCTGACGCATTATGGGATGCTGTCAGAAAAGGCGAAATCAATCTCTTCGGCTAACAGGAGTTAGACAATGGCTATTGCCAATTACGGAACAGTCGCATCGGCAGGATCGATCAGCGACATCCTAAAAGATTTTTACATTGGACCCCTTCAAGAGCAGCTCAACAACGAGGTCATGTGCCTTGAGATGTTCGAGAAGGCTAAAGTTTCATGGGCAGGTCGTCAGGCTATCGTTCCCATTCACGTTTCGCGAAACACGGGCGTTGGTTACGCAACTGAAGCAACCGCTGGCGGCACAAACCTGCCTACTGCTGGCACACAGGGTGTGGCGCGGTTGAGCGTTGAGGCGAGCTACCTCTACGGGCGTATGGCAGTTACGGGCCAGGCTGTCGCCGCTGCAAAGCAGGGCGGCACGGCGTCGTTTATCGGCACTCTCGATCTTGAGATGGAGAACCTCAAGAGTGACATCCGTGATCGCGCCAACGAGGCATGCGTTACGGGTGGCCGTGTCATTGGGTTCACCTGTCAGTCATCAGCTTTGGCGCACAACGCTTCTGTCACCATCAAGGTTGATGGAAACCTCAAGAAGCTTGGCAGCCTTGCACACGGTGGCGATACGGTTGACCTAGAGTTCTTGATTGCGGGCTCTGAAGAGCTTGGTGTAACTAACGGGTACCGATACATTAACGAGACGATTGGCGACTCCTCCACGTCGTTCCTCCGCGTTACTGCTATCGACCCGGTTGCAGGGACTGTTACAGGTACGGTAGAGACCGGCAACATTTCCTTTAACCTTGTTCCAGCAGGCATCGCCGCTACGGTTCGTCTTAAGGCATTTGTTGACGATGACACTCGATACTCTCCAGACAAGGAGCCCGTGGGCATCCTCGGTAACCTGTTCGACCCACATCACTTTGGTGTTGGGCGTCAGTCTACTGTGTCCGGTGACGAGACCACATTGCAGACTTTCTGCCTCAAGGCAGATGATGACTCTTCGGGTGATGCCCGAGAGGCTCTTACCCTGAAAAGGATGCAGACCGTCATTGATGGCATCGCATCTGTTTCTGGCCTTGAGCCCGACTTGATTTTGTGCAATTCCGCAATGCGGTCAGCCTACATCGATCTGCTCAATGGCAACGTCAATGCAATGTCGTTTGATCCCAAAAGCGCCGCAACTACTGTTGACGGCGGCGTGACTGGAATCAGCTTTGCTGGCAAGCCAATCCGCACCTCGCGACACGTACCACCCGGAATGTTTATCTTCCTCAACACCAGCACATTCAAGCTGGCGATCCTTGAGGATGGTAAGTTTGCGGATATGGACGGAAATGTTCTTTCGCGAGTTACTGGAGCAGACGCCTTCGAGGGCTTCTACAAGTGGTACTACAACCACTACTGCTACCGGCCCAATGCAAACGGTGTTCTCGCCGGAGTCATTGGCGGAAATCAGACCTCCTAGTGTGGGTTTTGTTCGACATCACCTTCGTACTCCTCGGACTCGGAGGTGGTGTCGTTTTCTATCAGCTCAGCAGGTATTTATCTGTTGCGCGTAAGATTAAGGAGGAGGAGCTTCGGCTTCTCCTCCCTTCTATTGACGAGGACAGCAGTCCTAGTGAAATAATAGAGTCCATCTACAGGGCTACTGGTGGTGATTGATGGCTGATTTCCCACAGGACATTGGAACGCGCATCGCCAGCTCTCGTGATGACAAGACTGGCAACACACGGGTGTGGGACCTTTGCTCTCTCTTCGTAGAGGGCCGCCAGTGGCTCGACTTCAACTCAACTAGCCTCAAGTACACGATTGACACTAGGGTTCGTCGAGATGGTTCTAAGCGGCAAACTGTTAACTTGCTGCTGAACATTTATCGGAACATCCTTTCCCGCCTCACACTGAGCTACCCCTCGGTTGTGGTTGTGCCAGCAAGCCCATCAAACGACGACATCATCAAGGCCAAGACCAGCGAGATTGCGCTGCGTTACTACTGGTCTGCCGATGACATCGAAGGCGTCATGAACCAAGCGATCCAAAACCTGCTTATCTGCGGGACTGTGGCTTTGCACACCTTCTATGACGCCAACGACGAGTGCGTTCATACCACCGTCGTCAACCCCTACGATCTCTTCTTCGAGAAGAACGTTACCCGAGTCGAGGACTCACAGTGGGTGGCTATCCGCACCTTCCACACCGAAGAGGATGTAAAGAAGGCGTACCCAGACAAGGCTGATCAGATCACCTCCTTCTCCGGCGACAGCACGGGCTCGCTTGCCTATGACTTGCACACTGTGCCAGATGACCGTGTTGAACTGTTTGAGATTTACTGGAGGGACGGCAGGCACGCCATCGTAAATGGCGACACCTACCTGTACAAGGGGGAGCGTCACACAACGACGTTCCCTGTGCAGGTCATAAAGTACACAGAGCTGCCAGGCAGACTGTGGGGCCTCGGTCTGGTTCAGCCTCTCCTAGACTTGCAGCGGCTCTACAACGAGCAGCGCACTCAGATTATCCACAACGTGCAGTTGATGGGTAATCCCAAGTATCTCATTCCAAAGACCAGCGGCGTCAACGCTGCTGCTATCACAAACAAGCCGGGTGAGAAGATCTTCTACAACCCAGCAGGCGGCGCACCCTCCATGATTCAGCCGGCACCCATGCCTGGATACGTGCAGGAGAGCACCGTCCGAACACAAGCAGAGATGTACGATGTGGCAGGAATCCATTCCGTTAGCTTGGGCAAACGGGCAGTGGGTGTTTCATCAGGCAAGGCCATGCAGGTCCTCACCGAGCGAGACACATCTCAGTTACAAACAACCCAGTCGAACATTGAGCGCGCTATGCGTGATCTGGGCAAGGTTGTTCTCGAGCTGATGCAGATGTTCTATACCGAGCCGAAGATGGCCCGCATGCTGGACCAGACGGGCAAGGTGGCCTTCCAGGCAATCAGCTCAGAGACTATCGTCAAAGAGCCTGAGATCTTCATCGAGGCTGGATCTGCATTCCGGTTCGACTCTCAGGACCGTGACCGATACGTGATGGACCTGTTCCAGGCAGGTCTTATCACGCCGCAGGACGCGCTCAACGAGATGTCCTTCCGTACAGGTAACGCATTCATCACTGAACGTGTTCAGGCCATGGCACACGCGAAGCGTCTTCTCGATGCAGCCAAGGATGGCATGCAGATTGAGATCTTCCGCTCTGATGACATCCCATCAATGCTCAAGGTCTTCAGTGACTACATTAGGACTGACGACTTCTACGAGCTTCCGGAAGAGGTTCAGCTTTACCTCCGGGATGTGGTGGTCGCGCTCGAGAATCCAAACGTCGATCCTCGTCAGTTTGCTCAGGCACAGGCCATGGACAAGGTGTTCCCAAAGCAGGCAATCAAGCGTCAAGAACAGGTTGATGCGATTGTCTCTGCCCAGTCACCGATGACCCAAGACCAGATCGCAGCAGAGGGCATCGAGCTAAGCACAAAGCAGGGCTTAGCTCAGAATGTGCAGGGCTTAGATCAAGGTGCTGAAGCTCTGATAGGGCCTCTCACAGGAGGGATGGGATGACCCCGAACGAGGTAAAGGCACTCTTCCGAATCTATATCGATGAGCCTGACACCACGTTTGTGTCTGACGCAAACATCATCACCTATCTAGATGCGGGGTACAGAGAGTTCAGGAACATGGTCTCTGACATCTGCCCCACCATCTACGAGACGTTTGTCAGCTATGAGCCAACCTCGCCAGCTACCGAGCTTGACCTTGCAGCAACGAGTCTCGTCAACGAGTCGTCTGTCAGCGTCCGCCTACTCGGCGCTAGCCAGACCGCAGGCGCTAACCTAGTGCGTCTTCTACGCATCTCTGAGGTCAACTCGGACGGTGACCACATCCGATATCTGAACCCCGTAAACAACGTAAGGGCACTGTCTTCTACGGCGTCTTCGTATGCCCTTGTCGGGACTAAGATCCAGTTCGGTCAAGAGATGGGTGACAAGTACAGGATCCACTACGTTCCGGGCTCGCTCACTTGGTCGTCACTCACGTTCATCGATGACCTAGATGCGTTTCACGATCTGATTGCCCTGCTGTCATCCAAGCAGTACTTCATTCAAGACGGCGGCATGAGCCAGCCCCTTATGGTGCAGATGCAGGACAGGCTCACTAGGTTTCAGGAATACCTGCGAGAACGCGCAGATCCAGAGACCTGTTATGTTCAGGTGATTGACTGGTTCGGAGGGTACTAATGGCCCTTCAGACAGAAGAAGCTGACGTTGTAGGACCCGGCATCCAAGCAAACGCCCCAACAAAGGGAGCGTTTGCGCTGAACATGCTGTACAAAAACAACTGCTGGCAGGTCCGCAAGGGCTTTGGACAGGTGTCCCAGTTTGACACAACCCTGTCCCTTCCCACGGGCGGAAGCACAGTTGATTGGGGTTATGGAAAGCAGCTTGGTTCTCGCCTGATTAAGACTGCGTTTGGCAACCTTCAGATGGTCACAATCTTTCTCGCGACCTGCAACACAAGCGTATCTAACGCAAGCAGCTCCTCAAGCTTCTCTACAGGTAGAACGGCAACGACTGGCCTCGATGTCTACATTGTCCACATCTATGACCTCACCACAGATGAGCGGTTCGAGGTTCCCTTGTATGGCCATACGAGCCAAAAGGCATATCCCGATACGTTCATAGAGTTCTCACCTACCGGCACGTCGGGTTCCGGACGTCGTCAGGCTGTAAGCGCAAGCTCATCCTCATTCTTTGCCGATGCGCCTACAGTCCAAGGGCAGTATCAGACTCACTTCGGCCAGAACTATCAGTCATGGATTAGGGCCAACGATGAGTTCTTTTACTTTGAAGAGTTCGAGGGCGTTCTTTATTTCGGCAACAGGTTCACCGGCACATGGGCATATAGACCGACATCATTTAGTTCTATTCGCCCGATCGGTGTGGACGTCATAAACACTCGTGAGTCTATGGGTCCATACTCAGAGTCTTCGATTGTCGTGCCAGTTGTGTTTGTTCCCGGCGAGAGCGTCGCTTCTTTCGAGTACTTTCGCACAGGCGACCTGCCAAGACCTGTCGACGTGGCCAACGTGTTGGGTCGCTTCTATTACGCAGCGGGCAAAGAAATATTCATTAGTGACGAGGCAAGCCCAAACCATATTATTGGGTTAAACTTCTTTCAAGTGCCGTGCAGAGAAGACATTGTTGCGGTAGCAGCACAGAACGGCAACCTTCTCATCTTCACACCAAACGAGACATGGCTCTATCAGCCATCGCTTGGCCCGATTGCCTCAGATGGAAAGCTGACACAGATAAGCGCCGAGATAGGATGCATAGGGCCAAACGCTATTGTTGGCGTAGACTCCTCTGTTGTGTTTGTTGATACCTCTGGGGTCTATGCTTCGACGGGCAACCTCAGCATCCAAAGCATATCTGACGACATTGAGCCCTTCTTCACGGACACAATGCCGAATCCGATGACCAGCTTTTTTCTTACGAAAGGGCAGCCGTCAACCGCATCTGACTTTGTGAGGACGACCTTGCGCGCCTCTTTCGGTGGCGTGAAGTGCAGCTACTCTCAGGACCTTGGCTGCCTCATGGTTTGCTTTCCTGAGCTAGATGGCGTCCTGTGCCAGTCTGCTGGCAGGTGGTCATGGTGGTCCTTTGAGTCCCTGTCAACGTCGGACGGCAAGCCTGGCAAGACGGCCAACCTTCCATCGCCGTGGGTTATGGCGCATCAAGACCAGTTGTTTATGATAGCAGGCCCAGACTCTGAAGTGCTGACAGATGACAGCGGTTCGGGAGATAAGGGCGGAGACACCAAGTCGAGGTCCTTTTTTATCTGTGAATATGGCCGGGGCGGAGGGGTTGACAGAAGCGTAACTGATGAGGATGTAAGGAGATTTACCGGTAGGATACGTGCAGAGCAAGCGGATGCCAATAGGTTGCAGAACGGGTATTTCTTCTTTGATGACCCGATCGAGCTGCCTTCGGGTTACAATGTGATCACGCCTGTTAATCCAACTGACTCTGATGCAACACCTGTCACCCTGTCGAGCGAAACCTATGAAGTGCCAATCAGCCTTGTGCTTACATCTCAAGCTGCCGCAACCGGAGGAAGCGGCCCTATATGGCAGTTGCTCAGAACAGCCAATCATGGATCTGGAGCAACAGTGCCCGGCAACTGGATCGATCAGTTTACACTTCGATTTCTGTTCGACGCCACACGATACACTCCAGTCCTCCAGAGTGGTGGTACTACAGCTTTGACATATACGCTTGCCTCTGAGCGACTTGGCCTGTCTATTTCAAACTTTACCATCGCACGCACGGATGCGTCCGGCGTGGCCGATGCTTCAGGCTCGTATATAAATATAGCTTATGTTGGAAATTCATCAACAGTTCCGGGTAGTTACTATGACATGAGCCTTAACGTTCCGCTAGGTCGCCTGAGCCCCCTTCTGTCTATCTACATGAAGAAGAACGCCAGCACCACGGACGAGAGCACGATGGGCATTGTTCCCACTGTGGCTGCTGTCGAAAGCACTGCGCAGGGCATTGATTCCAATCTAGCGTCTTTTGTGTTTGACCGCTGGTCTCCATCAACAGCCACCATGCGCCAGCAGGACAGCGTTGCACAGCCGGTGGACTGGGCCTACAGGTCTGGTAGTCTCGGCGTTAATCAAGGCGGAGAACTGAAGTTCAGGGGCGTGTACGCAAATCTTTTGAGTCACGGCAGGGCTGACCTTACAGTAACAGATGCAAACTGGCAGTATGGTCTTTTCAACGTTCTTGCTGAGTCTGACAGGCGTGGGTTGGCTGCCCAAGTAATTGACTTTACTAGCGATCCTGCTCAGGTGAAGCAGCAGGCAGACTACTCTGGCACACCGCCGGCAGCGTCAGCGGCGTTTGCAGGGATTGACACTATCCGCACCACCTTCCAAAACAGTGGTGGCAACATGATAGGCAAGACGTTTGCACAGTCAGACGGGCCGACCTATTCGACGCTTGCTAGTGACAGGACGACTAGCGGAGATCTTCTTATCGGTGATGAGGAGGTTAGCGATATTGCTGTTTCGCTTGGCGTCAAGGGTCAGTCGTTTAGCGTTATGATGTTTGGCTTCATTAGAAACAAGGCTGAGCGCCTCTTTATAGAGGGCGCTAAGGCAGCCTTTAGGGTTGTTGGTGGCAGGCGTAGGAAGGGTAGATAATGCCTAGCGTTGCATTCTACAATCAGATCGTAAAGCCTGGCATGACAAGGGTTGAGGTCAGCAATAAGGCCCAGTCCGATGCTGTGTCAGATGCAGTTGCGGCCCTGAATTTATCTCTTCCGAATGGGGAGGTTGTGGAGACAAAGCTGGCAGACAACGCGATATCTCTTGCCCCTGGTGAGTTCGGGAGGCTTGTTTTGTCTGTCCCTAACACTCGTGTTTCATCCGTTGGCTCTGGCTCCTCGTTTGCTCGCGGCTTGATTGCGTCAAGTTCGGCCTCCATCTCTGGCGTCCGTTTTGATTGTGATGCTGATGGCCCTGCGGTTACCATTTTGGATGGCGCGAAGGTGCTATTTATCGGGTGCAGGTTCCACCGCGCGGTTAAAGGTGGTGAGGATAGTTCTTCACGCCATATATTTTTGCGCAGTGGTAGCGTTGTGTTCGTTGCTTGTGAGTTTACTGGGGCGCTAGGGGAGTCTAGCGAAATACTCCACAAGGGGTTTCCCAGCAGCATTGCCAATGCAATCGGCTGCGCGTTTGTTCCTGGTGCTGGAGTTGCAGAGTTCGATAACAATCTAGGGGCCATTTGATGACTTGGAAGAAAAACCCGAGAGTAATTACGGACGAGCAGTTCTCTGAGGGCACCACAATTGATGGGAATCGAATTGACCGTGCTGTCCAAGATGTTCAGGACAGAGTGAACAGTGTTCCATACGGCGACTTACAGAGCCGATGGACACCCACCACCTATGTCTGCGGATGGATGCCTCAGAACACTAGGGCTATCAAGTTCAGCTCGTCCAAACAAGATCATGGCGATCCATCAGACATATCAGGCTCTGACGGCAACGTGTATGCACTGCATCATTGGCCATGGATGCGGATGAAAAACGATACATCGCAGGTTCCGCCCGAAGAGACTGGGTCATCATCTGGTGATAGTGTAAGCTTCAGAAACCCCTACAGGGTCAAGGGTGCGCTTGCGCCAGGCATATACCCAAAGGGCTTTGCTGACATCACCGATGTTCAGTTTGGCGAACAGTACTGCTGGACGCGCTCATGGTTCTTGTCACAGCCTACGATCTTAGATGCAATCGATCTGGTTATGATCGTAGACTGCCCAAAGATACTAGATAGCGCAAACCCACCGCGCCGGCAGTTTCAGAACGCATTTCAGTACGACACGTTTGTTGGTAATTTTGTACAGTATATACCGGGCGCGACGAATCTGTTTGACCGAGGTCTTGCCTTGTCCGCAACGGTCGATAGCCTCTTTGATCCTGAGACACGAACCATGTCTGACGTCGAGGTGATGAGGAGGGACTTTGAGATTGCAAACGACAGCATCACTGTCATGGGCGTGCCAACCTCTTTGAACGGCGTGGGCAACTCAAACATACCAGACATGAAGCCTCTTGCGGGAAACTCTCAAACAGGCTTGGTTGGTGAGACAGGGGGCGGCAGCCTTTTCGGGGTTCACATCTCCTTAAAAGACCTAAACATCCCGCTCCCAAACAACTCGCGTCTTCGCATTCATACGGTCATACCTCGATACGTTAGAGAGGCGATCAGCTCAGACCCTGGGTTTGGAAGCGACAGCAGTCTCCAGATATACATGAACAACTTCTCGAAAGACCTGTATGATGACAACGATAATGAAAGCACCCAGAGGGGTGGTTGGGGATTCATGCCATGGTACGCCCAGCAGATGAACATGACTGTGACCATGCTCGAAGAGGTTATCAGTGGCTAAGATCGATGACAGGAAGAAGCTTACACGGGGCATCAAGCTCGCCCCAGAGCATGTCTTTGACACACTGTCAGATGCCAAGACACAGCTTGAAGGCAGCGTCACGGACGATCAGCTCCAGAAACCTTTGGCCCCCTTCCGCATCAACCTGTCAGTGCCTCACATCGGCCCAGACACTATTCCAGCAGGAAGCATTGTCATCCCTTTTGTGCTGCCACCGCTGCAAGAGTTCTTCGAAAAAGAACAGCTTGTGAACTCAAGCGGCACGGCAATGCCACTGTTTGTGCCTGAGTATACACCTGACCTGCCTCAGATACTTCTTAAAGGGGTGGGCTTCTCTTGGGACCAAAGAGCTGAGCCCGCAGCGATTGCTAGCGAGTATTGGTCCGATGGGCAAAGCACCTCCTCGGATGACTATGGCATTTACGGCATGTCAAAGCAAAAAGGCATGCTCGTATACGATGCGGTCAACAGGCTAGACATTCGAATATCTCTGCTAAAAAAGAACCAACTCTTCTTCAGCCGAATGGGCAAGTTTACGAGCACTCAGGACTATACAGCTTCCACAGCATGGTCCACCGGCATAGGCTCTGCTGCGTTTGCAGGAGATAGCCAAAGACTCAACCCGTTCTTCCAAGACGACATTGATATCGCGATTGACCCGTATTGTACATACGCCATCAAGATCGAGTGCCCCGGCCTCAAGGATCTAACTGCTCACAACCCACTCTCGGCCACCACCATCAAGAACCTCTGCCTCCCCGGCGTTGAGATAACGCTGAAGTTTGCACATCGCCTAGTGGCTAGAGATAGCGGAAGCTCAATAAACAACATCGCTGAGAACGCCGCCAGTGGCGTTGACAAGTATGGGGTCAGCACGTCTCCATCTGTGACCGTTAACGTGCCGTCCTCTGCTGACGCGATAACCGCAGATGATAACCTATCTGGAACAGACAGGGGCATTGGCGCAAACATTTCAAACATTGACGATGAGTTCAAGAACAAGCTCAGGGGCGAGGTGACGCGCAACTCAGACTTGCCCGTGACGGAGCATCTAAGGCACACCGCTGGCTACGATGTGATCGCGGTCCCACTTTACTCTAACCTGCCTACAGGCGGGTTGGCGGCGATGCAGCCCTCTCTAACATCGTACCCTTACCTCGCTGACGCTGCCGGTTCAAATGGCGTCTTTGCCAGGGCGGCTCTTTACGATCGAAGGGTCATACCAATTCACCATACCTACACGCTGCATCATGTCTTTTTAGCGTGGAACTGGACCCCGTGGAACCTGTTTAATGGCCAGGCTACATTTGGCGGTACGTCCCCTAGGATTCCAGAGATACCCCCGATCAACCACTCTATTAATCTAGACGTGGGCGTGGGCATTGGAAGCGGCATGAAGGCTGACCAGTTTGGTTATCAGCAGATGGCGTTCTTGCAGCTTCAAGATCCCCAAGGTTTTTCAACCAACGACTCGACGCAGGTGAGAGGATGGGGCGAGGGGTCATCGGGTACGACCGGGTCCATTGTTGATCGACTCAACGGCGGGATGATTACCTCTCGACGCCTAAAGAAAGGTGACAGTGACTACGGCAATGCAGTGCCCGCGTGGAACTGGGAGATACACCAAGTGCCCCTCAACTGGCAGAACTCAGACGACACATCGAATACGAACTCATACTACGGGCAAGACCAGATCATTTCCTTTGGCCGGTCCAACAGCAACACGAAGAGACGGACCAGCATGCTCAACAGTGGCAGGTCGTCCCTGACCGCAGCCGACCAGTTTATTGAGGTTCGCACCGCCCTGTACACAACGGAGGCAGGCACCACCGGATCTGGCGTTCCGCTAAATCTTGGCAACCTGCCAGTCACCACGGCAGGGTCGTCTGGTGGAACGGCATCATCCGGGTTCTCAGGCGACACGCAAGCTCAGCGTGGCGACGGATCATACCAAGGCATCCAATATGTAGGATATGGAGGCTGTTGGGTGTACCTTATATGCAAGAAGCACCTTACTCGATAGGGGGATTAGTATGGCGACTATTTACGATTTATTAGAGGCACCTGTAAGCGCATCGGTTCGCCGTGCCGATGAGCTTGCGCTTGGCTCCGTCCAAGCCCAGCTCGATGCAGTCCCCACCGCAGGTGCTAGCGAGAGGGATGTGGCAAACCTAGTGTTTAGCACTAGGGTTGGCGGTGTCCCCGGCTCAGGGTCTAACCTGCTTCGGTCCCGAGAAGCTGCATCCACTGCAAATCAAATCAGGGCGCAGAACAGGGCGATTGCTGCCGATCGCGCTACAGCAGCCGCTGCCCAGATGGGTGAGTTTGCCATGAGAGCCTCAGAGGAATCAGCCTACGCGGAGAGTGTTTTGCAGGAGCTGAGGGCGGCAGGTGTACCTGGCGACAGGATCATTAGGCAGCTTAACCGACTGAAGGCCACCATGACTACCGATGCTGGTCGAGCATACGTGGACAACCTTATTGCCGATGAGGAACTTGAGTATGCCCAGTCTAGAGGCAAAGGATTTGGCAAATTTGGGGATCCGGTAAGTTTCTTCACTAAGCAAGCAGTTGTTGACACTGAGTCAGCTCTTGGCGAGGCATTCGGAGAATAGCAATGGGTCGTATTGTTAGATCTCCAGGCAACATCTTTGGCCGCCGCAGAACAAGGATTTCCGGCATAGGCCGCAGTCCAGCTCGTCGAGACAAGACCAAGGATGCTATCAACACCCTTGACGCCATCTCAGGTGGGATCAAGGTGTTTGAGCAGGCGGCTAATCTTGGCACCCTGATTGGCGGCGGTATCGACAGGGCCGTTCGCAACAAAAAGCGTAATGCGGCACGCAAGGCGCTAGAGCAAGACAGGGCTAAGCAGCAGGAGCAAGTGGGCACTGCCGTTTCTGAGGCAGGACAAGCCCTTGAGTCAATGCCAAGGCTTCGTGAGCCTGACACGTCTGACGCTGGAACCCAGCAGTTCCTTCAGAGCATAGGCCTCTCAGGGCCAACACTCGGAGAGTCTTTGTCAGGATCTCTCATGCCCTCCCGAGCGCTTGTATCGGAAGAAGATGCAGCGGCTAGACTTGCAGGCCTGAGAGACCGAAGTGGGCCTAGTTCCGTGATTGCGGACATGAGTAAAATGTCTCCCGAAGAGCGGTCTGCCTCCAACGATCTCATCCAAGCTCGCGCTAGGATGCGCGATTTGCTTCAAGAGGAACGGGAGGTGTTTCGGAAGCAGGACGCTATGCAGCAAGCCGCCTTAAGAGCACGGGCCGACAGGCTTGAGGAAATCAGGGCAATGCAACGCGCAACAGCGCCAGAGGATGTGCTCGGCGAGGTAGGACTCACTCAGGATGTTGTAAGGGCGGCGGGAGATAGGCGTGTTCGAGCCGGTCTTACGCCTGAGCAGGTTCAAAGAGCCAACGCAATCGTGAACGCATACGGCAGAATGAGCCCTGCTCAGCAGATGATGGTTCCTCCTGTCGGTGACCCAACAGACATCGAAAAGCCTATAGGTCAGAGGATAATGACACAGGGTGATCTTGCTCAGGATGCCATGGAACTAGACGTGGCTCGGCTGTCGATGCCCCCTACAATGTCGCAAGATGTTGCTATGACCGTCAGCCCAGAGCTAACACAGCCCCTTATGGTCAGGCCCACAGCAACAGACCTGTCCAAGCTTGAAGATGTCGGCATAACGTCACAGCGTGCCATTGACACGTATGACCCTGCCCAGCTCGTTGCAGCATCGGGCTTTGCCGAGAACGAGCAGCAGCTACAGAGCCTGCTACGCGCAGCGGAGAGGGAGGCAACACCAACGACGTTTGCAGACCTTCTTTCGGGCAAGTCGGTCAAGGCCCTTCAGAGTGACATCATCAAGCAGTTTGGGAAGAACAGGAAGAAGCCGCTGACAGAGGAGCAGAAGCTCAAGAACCTCAAGCTGCGTAAAGAGATCTCCGACATGTCTGGGATAGAGTCCCGTAGAGCCTCGGCAGAAAAGTCTCGCGCACAGGCCGCAAAGGTCCGTAAGCAGATAGAGGAGCTGGATGCTAAGATCAAAAAAGACAAAGAGAAGGCATCGAAGAACAAGGACTATCTTCGTATCAGAAGGGGTCTAAGTAAGAAGCAAAGGGCCATTGAAGACCAGTACAGTAAGTATCTCGACCAGTACGCAAAGGCCAACAGCGAAAAGGACCCCGATGCAAAGAAGCGGCGGCTCGACAGCCTTAAATCTTCGGTGCCGCTGTTCGTCGGTGACGATGGCGAGCTTGTGTCACCGATTGCATCTGAGGGCGTTTTTTCCAGGAGGCTGGAAGAGGCAGGTCTCAATCAGAGGAGAATCAACGCAATCATCAAAGGCAGGGGATACAAGTCATCCGCCCAGGTGCTGAACCGAATATCGTTTGAGCCGGCTGCAACAACAGCTGTCACCGCGAGAGTCGAAAAGGCGGCGGGCGCTAAGGCCGAATCCGAGGCCGCTAAGGCCCAAAACAAGGCCGCCATAAACGCTGCAAAGGTAAGAGGGCGCGAAGCCTTAATTAAACAGAAACGGGACGAGCTAAAGAAAACCGTAGTCAATCCCTCAAACCGAAGAAAAATAGAGAGACTCGAAAAAGATATCTCCAATCTGGAGACGGAGATCGTAGACCTTGAAGCAGAGGGCAGCGTGCTTGAGCCCATTGATCTAAATATTTAAGGCTGGACCAGAGAATGGTAACAAGACAGTTTAGAGCGCGGTCTGGCAACGTCTACGAGTTTGAGATTGAGGGCAAGAACCCCACCGACAGAGAGCTTGCGTTTATAAGGCAGTCTGTCATGTCTCAAGAAATGCCGCAGCTAGACTTCACGCCCTCAGATATGACAGTCGAGCAGTATGAGCCTCCCGCGCCTCTGTCTAGCCCGTTTCTCGGGCCTGCCCCTGAGCCACCAGAGGCACCGGAGCAACAGCCTGACATTTCGGACCAAGGTCCGCGCCCAATCTCGAAACTCTCTGCTTCGGTCAAGAGCATTGGTGCAGGCCTGTCTGGGTTTGCAGCAAGACAGGCAGATGCCATTTCTAAAAACCTGCCCTTCCTACAGGGCGGAGGCGTGCCTGGAATTGAGGCCCCGTTTCAGTTCACTGAGCAGCCAGGCGACACGGCACAAAATGTCGTTGCGGGCGAATATAGCTACACATACGACGCATACATCCCAAGGGGGGAGGATGACTCGTTTGCCTCTCGTGCAGACACGTTTTCCGCTAGGGATAACAACATCTACGACGCACAGGGTAGGCGGGTCGTTTCTCCAAGCGCCTACATGGCTATCGCTCTACGCAATTCCGCCCAAAAGGACCGAGAGGGCACAACTACGATTCAGGATGTGCTCGACACAAACGTCATAGAAGACCCAGGGGTGCTCGGAAGCTACATGCTTGAGTCGGTTGGTGAGGCGTTCCCATATATGGCTACGGCAATGATCTCGTTCCCGGCACTTGTCATTAGCCAAGCAGGTCAGATTGCCGACCAGCGTGCTGCCAACAGGGCAGCGGCTGGCGGAGACCCGTCTACACAGAATGAAGACGTGGCGCTGGGGATGATTGGCGGGCTTACCATAGGTCAGCTTGAGCGCCTTGGTCTTAGATACCTTCTAAATCCGGGCACAACATTTGGGGCAGCCCTCAAGCGGGCTGCCGGCTCTAGTGTAGTGGAGGGCGGTGCCGAGGCGGCGGAAAGCGTCATTCAGGAGGTTCTGTCTCAGGCTGGCACCCGCGACACTGATGAGACCGTGCTGGGTGTTGACCCGTCAACCCTGCCCATCGCTGCTGTTGGGGGTCTTCTGGGCGGAGCTGCTCCCGGCTTTGTTGGCTCACTTGGCGCTTCGGGGATTCAGCGGCTGTCTGACCGTGCGACTGCGGAAGAGGCAGCACTCCTTGAATCTGATGCTAGCAAGGCACAACTCTCGGCTGAAATACAGCAGACGCAAGCAGAGATCGATGCTGAAGAAGCTGCCATTCTAGCAGAGGCTGAGGGTCTTGAGCGCCCTGAAGGCACTCCAGAGCCCGAGACCGTAGAGGATGAGATTAGAGAGTCCGTGCGCGTCCTTGAGATAGCCGCAGAGCGGGCGGAAGAGTCTATCCCTGAGCTTCCTAGACGCCCTCGCGTCAAGCCTGCGGACCCCGCAGCACCCACTACGACTCAAGATGTCGACAAGGACGTTGAGACAGCCGTCACGCCAAACATTGAGAGTGTCATTGAGCGTGCCGCTACCGAACTCCAGGCGATTGTTGGCAACGCATCGATTAGCGATGCTGATGTTCTACGAAAAGCGGCAGAACTTGTGAGCTTGAGGGCAACGCAAGAAAAGGTCATCGACAGCGACACCATATCAATGCAGCGTGCATCTCTACAGCCAGAGACAGAGGCTGTAGCTCAGAGGGCAGGCATTGACCTAGAGCAAATGGCATCCGACCTGCCATCGTTTAAGAGCAGGACCATTCAGGAACGAGACGCCGACCTTGAGCAACAGGGGCTGATGCCCACCCTCGTTGAGGGCACACCCGTCATACCCGATGCGCTCCAAGATGCTGTAAACAGGGCATCCCGGAATGAGCCTACATCGTCCCTTGAGACCCTTGGCATCAATCGCCTCGTTGCCGTCTATAAGGGTGCTGAAAAGGCACTACTTGATAAGATTGCTAAGGCGAAGCCTGCGGATGTGCCCCCTCTTGCAGAACAGCTGGCTGGTATTCAGGCGGGCTTTATCGAGGCAAGTTTGCTGACAAAGAAGGCCCTCAGCGAGGCGGGCCTTAACATGAGGTATGCCCAGATAGGGTTTGGCCGTGATGCGACCGTTGCTGATGTTATGGTCAGGGCAAAATCGGTCCTGAAGAGAGACCTTACAAGCAAAGAAAAGGCAAGCATTGCAGCGAGGTGGGGTCGCCGTAAGAAGATCGAACTAAAGCTAAGGAAGCAGCGTAACAAGTTGCGCCGTGAGGCAGCACAGGCGCGCCGCAAGATAGCCAAGCTCCAAGAGAAGGTTGAGGAGTTGCAGGACTTAATACGTGACGCTCGCGCTGACCGCCAAAAGGTCACCAGACAGATTCGAGTTGCGTTGAACAAGGCGGAACGTGCTCTCCAGAAGTCTAAAGACGAGGCAATCAAGAAAGAGGAAGAGATTGTTGTTGCGGAGACCGGGTTGCGCCAAGCAGAGGTGGTCACCGACCGGGTTATTCCAGAAGTAACGGGCATTGAAACGCTGAACAACATGTCCCGCTCAATACTAGCGTCGCATGATATGGGCTCTGTTGCGAGACAGGGCGGTCTTGTTATTGCACGAGGCGGTCTGATGGGCATTCCCGCACGGTTCGCAAGGGGCTACATGACCGCCGCTAGGGCATACTTTGGAAAGACCCCTCGCCTAAACGCACGCAGGAAACAAGAGGCCCTAATAGAAAGGCCTCTTGCCGACTCGGCTCGTCAATCTGGCCTTCACATGGGAGAGGTTGAGGGCATTGGTGACGGCAGAACCAACGTAAGAGAGGAGGCTTTTGCACAGGTGCTTGTTGCACCTGACGAGGGCTCTCGCACTATCCTAAGAAACCTGTCTAATATGGCAGGCGGAAGCCTTCAGAAGTCCAACAACGCCTTTGCTCTGCCCTTGAATGAAATCAGGGTAGAGGCTTACGACGCTGGCGTTAGGGCCTTGGCTGCTGTCAACGGGCTCGACATTACTCCCCTGGAGTCTAAGGTCTCACAAGACCTATCTGAAGTAAACGCCATCAGGGACGAACTTCTCATTACTGACAGCGCAAGCCCAAGGGCCAAGAGGCTCCGCCGTGAACTAATAAACCGTCAGAAGAAACTCGCCGCCTCTAAGAAAGAACTTAACAAAGAACTCAACAAGGTTGTCGACAGGAGGGCCATGAAGTCCCTTGCCGAGGACATCAACTCACAATCGGGCAGGCCAACATTTAAAGACGTAGGTCCGGGCGTTCAGCGTGTCTTGGACCAGCTATTCTTTGCTTGGAGATACTCGGCATCTAAGTTCTCCACCCCGCTGCGGGCCATTCAGTTGGCTTCAGCAGGCAACCCGATACCAAACAACCTCCCTTTTGCAAACAAGCTGAACAAGGCCCTCAAGTCCCTAGAGGGTGAATACGGTGGCTTGTCCGAGAAGGACCTGGGTGTATTGAGAACCGCAAACACAAACATACTGAAGTTCTTTATGGCCAGCGGCATTATCAGCTCAGCCTCAGTTGGTGCAGCCATACTCACGTCCGGCGGTACCGCAGAAGAGGCCGGCGAGGAGACCCTGGATGCTTTGAGGCGGTACGTCACACCGGGTCAGCGAGACTTTCTCAGGAACTCTGGGCCGGGAGGGGCTAGGTATGACCTGGGCTCAGGCCTTGGCCCTACGTGGGGCCGTTTAATGTTCGACTTGTTGAACTCAGAGGACGAGGATAGGCGCGACTACATCAATAAAGCGAGCAAGCTGTTCTGGTACAAGACGACGCCTGGTATCAACACAGCGTTAAATGTCTGGTACGGTCAGGATTGGTCCAACAAGGATATCAAGCCTGAAAACGCAAACGACGTAAACGCAACAATTGACGCTATAAACGCTGCGACCGAGATGGAGATCCTGAAGCGTGCTTTCATCGGGGCCACGGTTCCAATTACCGTTCAGACCGCAATCGACGGATACAGAGAGTACATTGATAGGTACGAACAAGGCCTGCTCCCTGAGCAAAAGGACCGCTTCAATCAGGCGCTCAAGAGCATTGTCATACCAACAGTTGGAGACGTCATCGGTGTGCCGGTGTTCTTCGATGATGAAGGCGTAACGAGAGGACGATAGGGGTATAATGAACTCAGCAAAGGCACTAACTAACCTGGCAGAGTCATGGCTAGAGCAAGGCGCTAGAGAGCGCGGCTCAAACCGTGGACCTGATGTGTCATGGTTCATCCACGATGGCGGTGGCAGGCCAAGCAAAGCGCCACCTTGGTGCGCCTACTTTGTGTCATCACTATGCCGACAGCTTGAGCGCTGCGGCTTTGAGATTGACGCACCCAAGACTGGCAGAGCTGTCAACTTCTGGCTGAAGACAGATGACGACCAGCACATCGATCGTGATCACATATGGAACGTGGAGCCTGATGGGCTAGTGTTTGTCCGCACCCGGCTGTCAAAGCCTGACAAAGAGCGAGGTAAGGTGCTGCGCGGCATGTCCCGACAAGGGCATGTCGGCGTCGTTACCCACGTAGATGTTGACCTGAAGGAGGTGCATTGTGTGGCCGGAAACAGTTCTGGGTTTGGTCACAGTCGGGTCAGAGGTGGTGGCCAAGTTGCAAGAGAAATCATCCGTGAAGGGGATGAGGCTTGGGCAAGAGTGGTTGGATTTGTTAGAGTTGTCCCAATAAAGGAAAGGATAGCGGGAGCACCGCTGAGGTCTGTATGAAAAAGATTTACTTTGTTGTTGCTGTACTTCTGTCCCTGCTCCTGATCGGGTGCGGCTCTAGGTACACGCTGAAGACTGGTGGATGGAAGCTCGAAGACAGCAAGGACCTAGGCACCTGCCTCACCGTCTTTGGTGATGGAGATCCAGAGGTCGTCGTTGTCTGCATCAAGGACGCTGAGCCTATCAAGGTACCGATGGAGGTGCTACGCAAGGCATGCCCCGAGCCAGCGGAGAAGTCTGATGGCGCTGAGTGATGCCACGAAGTTTGCCCTAGGCATTGCAACGGACGTGCTGGAGACGATCTCTGCCAAAGAGCCCCGACTCAAGGCCATCCCCGTAGAGACACTCGCAGGCCTGCTTGCCAACATGCTTGCCCCCTACGTCACCGACAAGGTAACGGTTGAAGAGGGCAGCATGGAGATTGGTGAGGGTGTCGAGGTCGATGTCGTAGCAAGCGACTGATGCTCTTTGCAGATGCTAGCGTTCAGACGGCGTTTGACCACGCTCTCTGGCAGTACCCAGTTGCCGGCCTCTTGGTGCTGGTCGTCATTCTGTTCTTGCGCTACCTAGCCAAGGCAGAGCAGAGGAACCAAGAGGACCGGCGGCACATCCAAGTCACCTTCACCGATGCCCTTGAGAGGGAGCGAGAGGAGATGTCTGGAGCTCTGGACCGTCTCGGAAACAGACAGGAAAGCATCAGCCAGATGTTTGCCCAGACCGTTACCGACCAGTCCAAGGCACAACGCGAGATGCAAACCCAACTGATAGAGGTGCTCTCCAAGTTCGGAGACCGAGGGTAGGAATGGCCGACAGAGAGCAGCGTATCCGTCAGCAAGCCGCTGAGATAGAGGCATTGCGTGACCAAGGCATGGTTGATGAGGACGTGGCCGAGAAGCTAGGCATCCACATCGCCACACTTTACAGGCGTCTACAGTACAAGCGTGAGATGACAGAAGCGAGCGCTACCAAGGTCAAATCAGACTCGCTGCCCAACTTCCACCGCTGGGATGTGCCAGAGAACGAGCACGTTGACTTCTCTGACCTCCAGTTTGATGACAACTACGATGAGTTTGACATGCCCATCGAGGAACTCATCGAGGCTAGGCGTGAGCGCTTCAAACGCTACGACGGCAAGCGCAAGAAGAAACACATCCGCGACATCGGTGTGAACATCAAAGGCCCTATCGCCATCACCCACTTCGGTGACCCACACGTCGATGACGATGGCTGCAACTGGCCCAAGCTCCTGCGCTGTGTCGAGGTGGTGAGCCAGACCCCTGGAATGTTTGCTGGCAACATCGGCGACACCACGAACAACTGGGTGGGTAGGCTCCAAAAGCTATGGGCACACCAGAGCACTACGCTGGACGAGGCTGTGCGCCTTGGTCACTGGCTGTTTCACTCTGTGCCTTGGCTCTACTGTGTGCTGGGCAATCATGACAAGTGGAACAATGGAGCACAGTTACTCCACTACCTGACGAAGGGTGCACGCATCGCTGCGTTCTGCCACAACACGGCACGTATCAACCTGACGTTCCCGAAGGGCAACCCTATCCGCATCGTAGCACGGCATGACTTCAAGGGCTCAAGCATCTGGAACAGGGCACACGGCCCAATGCGTGAGTCCAAGCTCAACCCATGGGGTGACATCTACATCTCAGGCCATCGCCACATCTGGGTCAGCCATCACGAGGAAGGCACGGACGGAAAGCCTAGGTGGTCTCTCATCGTCAGGGGGTTCAAGTACCATGACGAGTATGCCGAGGACTGTGGCTTCTACGAGCACGAGCATGGTGAGGCATGCACTACCATCATCGACCCCACAAACCCCTCTCCAATGGAGCGTATCAAGGTAGTGTGGGACGTCGACGAGGCAGCAGACATGCTCAACTGGAAGAGGGCTAAGGCCGGGGTGTCCAGGCAGGACTACTCCAACCCACTAGGCTAGTCGGATATCCGCATGATGAATCGGCGCTTGATGTACTTGCCCGACACATAGTACCCCAGTTCCCTCATCTCGGCATTGGTGCGCGTTCGCGTGGCCTTTCGTGCGACCTGTCTCCCATCTTCACTTAACCACCTAGGCTCTGGTTTGGTCTTGCCGGCCTGCTTCCAGTTTGTGGCTTTATAGATTGCTCCTGTGTGGCCTTGGCTCTCATCCGCATATGTGACCAATAGGTGGTACTTGCCCCTCTTTCGCAAGATTCGACAGCACCGGCCTATTAGGAAGCTGGCACCGTTAGTGGGCACGTCGGGATGCACTGCAAGTCGAGACAGAGACAGCACTCCGCGCCACCTGTCTGGGTCTTTTTCGTCTAGCCTGCAAGCGTTCATTGCTGCATTCTTAGTCGGAGGGAGCCACAGCGCAGCACCCATAAGCTCACCGTCCGACCTCCTTTTCAGGCCAAAGGTAGCCCCGCGCTTACTGCACCCCTTCGCATAATGATGCTCCCTGATGAAGTCCGCTGCTTTCGCGTGAGCTATGTACTCCACCATCCAGTCCGCCTGCCTAAGGTGCGCCATGCCGCCCCCCCCCTGTGTCAACCTTGTTGCGTTAGTCGGAGAAGCAGCACGGCTCGCCCTGCTGTATGCAGCGCTCACAGTGGTCGTCAATATACTGCCTGCTCCAATGCTCTTCCGGGTCACAGGTTAGCGCGGCGGTGCTTATCAATATCGCCACGATGGCGAAGAGGGCCAGCCTTATGGCTCGCCTCTCTTCCTGCTTTGCATGTGAGTCGAACGGTTGATTCATGGCCTCCCCCTTTGTGTAAGGTGCCTCCCCAGTACAACCGTCAAATAGTTAGCGAAAATGGCAGCGTGCTGTGGAGGGCTTGACGAAGCCCCAAGGGAAAACATTTAAAAACCTTGGGGCTCCTGGTGAAAAGTGGGTCCGGCTAGGTGTCGTTGAGGATGACCTCAATGTATAGTGGTATGTGTCCCAACCGGACCCGGGCTAACAGCCTAGAACGGCACGTCGTCATCGTCGAATGGATTCGACTTGGCTACTGGCTTTTGGTTGGCGTTGTAGGTTCCGCTCTTGGACTCACAGAACTCGAAGTTGTTAGCCACAATCTCTGTGATGTACTTCTTCTGACCGTTCTGGTCATAGCTCCGGGTCTTGATGCGACCCTCCACCAAGAGCTTGGTGCCCTTCTTACAGTACTGGTTGATTATCTCAGCCGTCTGATTCCAGAACACAACGTTGTGCCAGTCGGTCTGGCTCTCGTTGCCCTTCTTCCAAGTGGTGGCAAGGCTGACCTTACACACCTTAGAACCACCCGCATCCTTTAGCTCTGGGTCAGAGCCTAGGTTGCCCATCAAGATTACCTTATTCATCGTAGTTGTCCTTCAGGGAGTCTAGCCCTGTCTTGAGGCATGCAAGCACAACCTGATTGCCCCTTATGTTGTAGAGCCCGCTCTCTTGAATCATTGAGAGCCTTACCCTCTCCAGCGTCTCAACGAACTCAGGGTCCACCTTGACGCGAATCGAAAGCCAGCACATCCCGTCTGATTCGACCTTGGGATTAAGCGCCCACCGGCTAGAGCTGTTGCTAGTCATTCTCTCTCCTCCTTTCTTGGTTAATCTTCCATGCCAACACCTTGTCAGCACCACCGTCAGTGCACAGCCAGTTGAAGAGTTTCTTCCTCTTCTCCTGGGTCACGGCGCTAGGCTTCGGCCACCCCTCGTCCAAACAGAACTGCTTGAGCTGGTCGTAAGTAATGGACACTTCAAGGTCCCGAAGCGCTGCACAGAACCCGGCCCTATCGCCTGCCCACGATGGGTCATGACCTTCGCCCACTGGCTCATGCTTGGCCTCGACCTTGGCCCTGGCCCTCGGTGCTGGCCTTGCCCAATCAGGCAGCTCAGGCACACGGATGAATCCCCACCCGTCATGACCCTTGACCGAGATGGCGTCCACCCCGTCGGG